ATGATGATGGGGTAATGGAATGGATCTGTGAGTATGAGTTTAAAAAGAGATATAGGGGTATCATGGGGCAAATGACTTTCGGGGATGCGATAGAGTATCTGAAGAAGGGATGCTTGGTTACAAGAAAAGGATGGAATGGCAAAGGTATGTACCTATTTATTAGATCAGAGGATACTCTTCCACTGGAAACAATCGTAAAGGCCAAGTCATTACCAGACGCATTCAAGGATAAGGTTCTTGAAAACCCAAATACGGAATCAGTAAAGTTTGGAGCCTATATTTGCATGAAATGTGCGGATGGTTCTATATGCAATGGTTGGTTAGCCTCCCAGACCGATATGTTAAGCAATGACTGGATGTTAGTCTTAACCAAAGATCATGAATAGACTTTTAGCGCTAGGAATATTTATCAGTACCATACTAAATATTTGGCTTTTTACCGATCGAGGCAAATTAATCGAGTCTAGGGATAAATACCAGCAAAACACCGAGACCCTCTTGACTGATATACGCCAATACAAACTAGACTCAACAAGAAGCGCAACAGAGAGTTCAAGATTACAGTTGACCATAGAGGAATACAAGAAGTATCGGGAGGAAGACACAAAAACCATAAAGGAGCTAGGAATAAACATAAAAAGACTGAAAGCTTCCATCCAGCATCAAGTATCTATAGATGTACCTATTGATGTGCCTGTAAGAGATAGTATCGTTTATCGGGATTCACTTATAAAGGTTCCATCGATCAAGTTGTCTAATAAATACGTAAACATAGATGCTACGATCGAGAATAACACGTTGAAAGGATATATGTCACTGAATGTATGGCTGAAACAATTTGTATATATAGAGCCAAAACACAGGTTCCTTTGGTTTAAATGGGGTGTCAAGGGAATAAATCAAGTAATAATATCAGATAACCCATATGTAAAGATCAATTATTCAGAATTTATAGAAATCAGTAAAAAATAAAGAAGTATGTTAGAAAAAGTATTGTTCTGGAGAGTGAACTCAACAACTCTGACCTCCGACCTTAATTCGGTAAACAACGTATTCATCAAGTTGATAACCAAACTAGAAAAGATCCGAAAGCGTCTTTCAGTTGTCTCGGAGAAAAACCAACGACAAATTACCAAACTCCAGATCGAGAGAGATAAGTTATCCGTGATCGATCGTGATATCCAAACTCAAATCGAGAAATATGAAGGAATGATAGTATAGAGTTAAAGGGGCGTTAAGCCCCTTTGTTGTTAATAGACTATTCTTAATAAAACCAATGCAATGGAAGACATAGATAGACTAAGAAAAAACATAAAGGCTAATATTATCGTAGATAAGCTAGAGGATATAATCAAACACGTTCAGTTTTACCAATCGATTGGGTCTATAAGATTTGAACACGAGATCAATGATCCTGCGCTTGATAAATTTGAACGATTCTCGTCTGATATTATTGATCGGGTAGAACCGATTGTCGAACAGCTAAACAAGATATTTTTATATGACGAACAGGGAAAAGAATACATTGAGAAGAAATGACTTGGCGAATCAAATATGTGGTGAATTAGAATTGATATTGTTATACGCAAGAAGATTGCAGAGATTCAATTCTATCCCATACAAGAAAAAGGATGACATAGATACGATCAAGAAAGAAGAAGAAATACTTAAACAGTTGGATGATGTGTATCACTACGTGAATAAAGCATTTGAAAATATGAAACCTATAGATACAAATTAAATGCTATTCTTGTTGATGATGTCGAATGATTTTTTCATCAACTCGAAATCTGAATCGGTGATAAAATCTGGCCTCCTCTCCCCTAGTGATCCAACAAACCACATAAAACCTTTTATTTTATCAACTAAATCAATTGGGTAAGAATATTCACAAAGGCTAGATTGTAATTCGCCTATCTTTTTATCCAAGAATGCGTGAACATGTAAGATATCTAGTTTCTCACATTCTTGGAGTATGTTTTCAAGATCTATCTTTTTTTCCCTCATTGCATTTTTTTGTAAATATAACAATAAAACCAAAACACGATAAAAATGGGATACAAAACCTTAGTCCCTCCAAAGGACTTAAAAATTAATTTCTCCCCTTCGCCAAAACAATTCGAGCTATGGAAAGCGTTACAGCCAGAATGTCATCTATGCGGTGGAGAGATAAAGAACGTATATATAGGAACAGACGATCATGGGAATAAACAGTATGTTCCTGAATGCTCATCATGTGGTAATAGGAATATACCCCAGATGATTCTCGGGGGTGGAGCTGCTGGTGGAGGAAAGGCGCAACCTTATTCCGCTAAGATACTTACGCCGGAAGGATGGATAACGATGGGTGATGTTAAAATAGGAACTATCGTATCGACACCGGATGGAGGCACGGCGAAAGTGATAGCTATCCATGAGCAAGGAATGAAGAAGGTAAACAAGGTGATTACCAGCGACGGATGCTCTACAGAATGTTGTGACGATCATTTATGGAAAGTATATTACAAGAAGAGAGACAGTACTTGGATCAAGGGTGGATATGACGAGAGAATTATGGATACAGCTACCATAAGGAAAAGACTTAAACATGGAAACCTTGCTTTCATCCCTACCGTGAACGAGCAAGAGTTCGGTGGTAAGTTCGATAACTATATGACCGCTTACTCTTGGGGATATTATATCCGAAATATCATGCCAGACCCTAATAACTTCAGAAGGTCAAACCACACAGAGATCCCGCAAGACCTAGTTACCTCCAGCCTTGAGGACAGAAAAAATTTCTTGAGAGGATTGCTCAAGGAAGTAAATATAAGGAGTACCGGCAAATATGAGTTCATGAGCCGATCGGAGAAATTCGCCAATCAATTGCAAGACATCCTTAGAAGTGTTGGGGCCATAGCTACCATAACCAAGAGCAAGGGAAAGGGAACCGTGACAAAATATTTCGTCCGCTTCTCGTTCGATCCAAGGATAAATAAAATGACAAAACCGACAACTACACCAGATCATAGGAGATATATACGAAGCGTGATCGAGTTGGATGAGCATAAGGAATGCAGGTGTATAACGCTTGACAGCGATGACCAATTGTACATCACTGATGATTTTCTTGTTACCCATAACTCATATGTTGGTAGCGCATGGCTGGTAAGTAGTTGTATGAGGTTCCCCAATATACGAGCCGTGGTAGCACGTAAGACTATCAAGTCTCTGAAAGAATCAACCTTTGTAACTATTAAGAAAGTAATGAAAGAATGGGGGTTGAAAGAGGATGAGAATTTCTGCATAAACAATATAGAGGGAACGATAACTTTCTGGAACGAGTCTGTTATCATGATGAAGGAGATGGCCGATCTTCCAGCGGACTTGGATTTTTCCCGTTTTGGTTCTATGGAGGCTACCTTGGTTTTCGTTGACGAAGCATCGGAGATATCGGAAAGGGCCGCAGACGTGATGTTTTCCCGTATTCGTTGGAAAACATCGGAGACATTCAAGACACCCAAGATGTTCTTATCTTGTAACCCGGCGGCATGTTGGTTGCGAGATAGGTTCGTGCAGGACAATGATGGCAACCCAGTTAAATGCAGGGATGGCGAGGTATTTATTAGGTTCTCTATATTCGATAATCCTGATGAGAGTTTCCGACAGATATACGAGTCTTCGCTGAATAAGATCAAGGATAACGCAACAAGGGAACGTCTTCTGTATGGAAACTGGGATTTCGTTGAGGCTAATGAAATGGCGCTATACAAAAGCTTCTCGGGTGACAAGCATTTGATCCAGAGCCTAAAGGAGAATGTATATGATCCGATGAAACCATTGATCCTAGGATTCGACTTCAACGTATTTCCACACATGACATGCGAGGCCGTGCAAATCGACTGGGAGAATAAGAACGTGTATTTTTTGGAGGAATTTCTTGGGAGGCCAGAGGAGAAACTTAACAATACCCCTAAGTTCGCCCAGTACATAAAGGATAAGTTACTGGAATCAAAGCATATCGGAGGTGTGGTATTGACGGGAGACCCCGCTGGATTGGCTAGAAACACACAAACCGAGGATGGCGTAAACAATTTCACCATTATCCAGTCTTGCATGAATAACACCATATTAAGGCCAAAACAGAACATACTAGCCAAGCAACCACCTCAGAAGAACCGTGTTGATTGGATCAATGAGTTATTCGATGGTCTGGATGGGTGGAATATTTATATTGACCTAAGATGCAGGAAATTGACCGAGGATTTGGTCTATCAGATCAGAAATGAGGATGGAACAAAGAACAAGCAGAAGGTCACTGATCCCAAGACGAAGGTAAGATATGAGAAATATGGTCACTGTTTCGCCGCTGGAACGATGATAACCACTAAGAAGGGAGAAATACCTATAGAAAATGTAAATGTTGGCGATTACGTATTGACAAGAGAAGGATATAAGAAAGTAACTTTCTCTGGGGTAACAGGGAAGAACGTAATGGTTAAGGATTACTCCATAGGGGGTACAAATATTACTTGTACTCCAGACCATCCTTTCTATACGATAGAGGATGGCTTTACAGAAATAGATAAGATAACACAAAAAACATTTATAGTATGCGAGAAGGCAGAGAAACCATCATATATGATGGATACAAATTTCATAGATACAAACAAGCCAAACAAGAGTCTGACAGAAGATATTATAGAGGGTGGATCGATATCAATGGGAAAATCACAAAAACATACCTTCATAGATATGTTTGGGAAAAATATAATGGAAGTATCCCAAAGGGGTTCCATATCCACCATATTGATGGGAATTTCTCCAATAATGACATATCGAACCTTGAATGCAAAGAAAGATCAACTCATCTATCAGATCATCAAATTCATAAATCGGAAAGACTTAAAGAAATCGCTATTAAAACCCTTCTTGAAAACAGCTATAAGGCATCAGAATGGCACAAATCGGAAGAAGGAAGAAAATGGCATAGAGAACATGCTCAAAAAGCATTATTCGGAGAAGAAAGAACTATTATATGTGAAGGGTGTGGAAAGGAGTTTACCACAAGATGTAAAATTAAAGTCAAATATTGCTCAAGAAAATGTAAGAACAGAATCAACGCAAGAATATTATATCAAAGAAAAAAAGAAACCCTCTGTAAGGAAATCAAATGAAAGGATTATAGATAAGGTCTATGATATTACGGTAGAAGAGCAGCATGAATTTTTTGCGAATCGTATATTGGTTCATAACTGCACGGACGTTTTTGACTATGTCCTCTGTACATTTCTATCAAAAAGCTGGCTCAAATATCAACGGGGAGGACAATCCGGAACCGTATTAACAACAACTACAATAAAACCTCAATTCAGTTATTATTAATGGAAAACAATCGATTTTTATTAGACAGTGATTATTTAGAGATAATCACCAAGGAAGCCCTAGATCAAATGATTCAACCGGGAAACGAACACAAATTCATCAAAGCTGAGGAATCCGCAGAGATGTCTATATTGGAGAATCTAGTGGAGAATTATGAGATAGAGAACGAGTTAATGAAAGGAAAGGCTATCAGGAAGTACGATAGAAGGATCAACTACCCTATAGGCGCATATATCCAGTACGAGGATAATATCTACAAGGTGATCCGCTCCATCAGTGGTTATAAGGTTCCCACCGACAAGATTTATTGGGAAGAGTCAATCGAGATTCAAGAACTTATCAACGCTGATCCTTATTCCCAGCTAATGACCTATCGACAGGGAGATTTAGTCTGCTACAATGGGATCGTATTTGAGTGCATGGTTGATAATGGTTATGAGTTCGATGACATACGGATACCATTATCAAGTTGCTGGAAGAAAACGAATCCATCAGAGTGGGTTCCTATCCCATTCCTGCTATACGATCCGGTAAGCTATAATGGAAAGTTCTATCAACTGTATGAGCTGGCTGATTACGATGAGACAATATCGCCAGACTTATTACCTCAATGTTGGGGAGAGATATTGCCGTATGATCCTAATTATAATGAATATGAGTTATCACCACATGAGTTCGTGATCTACGATGGGAACGTATTCTATCCAGCGTTGAACGTGAATAGCGACATCCCAGAGATAGGAAAGAATTTGGTGCTGGAAGATCCCAGACATAAGAATATCAAGAAGCACATGGTCAGATTAGCCCTTTACGAGCTGACCAAGAACATTTCTCCCAATAATGTATCCGTTATTAGGTCAAACGATTATGAGGCCTCTATGGCTTGGTTAAAAGATGCGAATAGGCTTAAGATAAACCCTATGATTCCTAGGAAAGTAGATGAGACAGGAAAACCTTCCGTTGATTGGGGCATAGCGACCTTCCAGAAATCATATGACCCATACTTGAACCCTTGGCAGATATAATAAAAAAGAACGTCCACCATTCTAGATATATGGTGGACGTTCTGACCTTAAATTATATGACCTATTCCTAACCGATGAATTTGAAAGAGAAACAGCGCATGACACAGTTTACTTTACGCCCCCCCGAGCCTAAGAGAGAACAGCGCATGATAATATACTTTACACCCCCCCAGTTACTAATTTGTAATTTGCATTTTTACCATCTTTTGTGATATACCAGTGTGGCAACGTTCTTGAACGGATAATCCTCCAACCATCTGGATGAGTCCACGATTGTGGGTAAAGTGATTCTCTCAAATTTTGATGACCTTTTCCTGCATTAGATAAAAAGCCGCTACAAAAGACACAATTATCTTGGCTTGTCCATACATTATCAATGTTATTATTATTGTTATAATGATGAACCTCTGAATGTGCATTTGTTCTGTCATCAATTTCAGTTAGGCCATTTGTGCTTCCCTCAATCCTGTTAAATATGCTATGTTCAACGTATATTACATGTCCTGCATTTGAAACACCAGCACAATCTTGGTTCCCTAATCCATTCGCAGCATCTATAATTCTGCCTCTAAGACCATCATCTGGGCATATATTATCCAATATATTAGCATTATCGTTACCTGCTGCGTTTACAATATCATTTATAATGGCGGTTTTTGATTCCGCCTCTTCTGGTATTCCTTCGTATTCTTCAACCTCCCGCTGAAGAACCGCCCCTATACCCGTTCTTTGATTTTTGATGTTATTTGAATATCCATCTTTGGAACTTATAGTTAAATTATCCAAAGATCCAAATCTGTCCTCTTTCTTTTGGATGGAATAAATCACATTGGCTTGCTTTGCGACCAAAGCTCTATTATCAACAATATACCCTCCTCCACCTTTTGACGGTTGCAATACCCGTGAAGTACACTCTTTCTGTTGTCTCTCCGCTTTCATGATCAATCAATTTAAGGATTTAACTACTCTTTCTCTTCCGCCTCTTTATCTGGATCAAGCCCAACCTCTTTCATGAACTTGGCTGCAGCTTTCGCTTGTTCCGATTGAATCTCTATACATGCTTCCAAGAGGCCTCCGATAATATTATCGAAAGGAAGTGATTGCAACGCATTGGTCGTAACCTGCGAGGGTGATGAATCTATTGCCATAGTGATTACTTTTAAGGATTTCCCAAATATAGGGAATTATTTTGGAAGGGAGAATATATTAGTACTCTAATATAAGTTCTCTTAGATGTTTAAATACTAATTGTATGTCGATAGATTCTACAGGCAACCCAAAGGAACATATACAATAAATCCATTTATTCATACTCTAAAAATCTTCTTCTATCTGACTAACTGTTAATATTTTAGTAAATAACTTTTTTTTATCTTCATCACTAAAAACATTTGATTTAGATATTACATCATAAATAGACATTACATCACTATCTGAATTTACAAATATATATTTAATATCTCTTGCTTCAAAACTGAGTCTACAAATATCTTTAGATTTTTTATTTAAAACTTCAATGTTTTTTCTATTTTCAATAGAATATTCTATTTCCAATTCACCAAATTCATCTGGAGATACCATTGAAGGGATATATCGCCACTCTTTTTCATCATAAAATCTGACATTAATATTTTCATCTCCACGCTTCATTAATCCTTCATAAGGTTTCATAAAAGCTGACATACACCAAGCTTTTCTAAGAACTCTATAATACTCCATTTGATCTTGTGCATTCTCACATTTACCACTAAGTTTATCATGAATAAAATCCATAGACATATAACTTAAAACTCTTATCATCGTGAGTGAGGGTGAAGATTCGTATACATATAAAACGGGGGATATCCCCTTTCTGATAGCCCATTCTTTAGTAAACCCAATTCCATATCTACCATATATATTGATATGATTTTTAATTCCAGAAAGAGGAATATCGCAAAAGCATTTCATAGGAATTAAGGCTTCAGTACAATTAACCATATCAAATTCAAATTTTTCTAAACAATATCGAGGATAAAACACACCATTTAGAATATCTTCTAAATATTCTATCTTATCTACAAAATGAAACAAAGCATTAGCACTCAGCGCCATAATTATAAAGTTTTATAATAGAATTAAAACAAATATAAGAATTACCCCCCTTCTAGAAAGAATTAAGCCATATGTTATTAAACATAAATTCATATTATCATAACTTGATCATATATAATAAAGATTACACCATTAGACCAAATTCAATATATATGGCCTATAAGATAGATTAGGTATAATATCATTGTTTATTTAAATCAATCTATTTTTTAAAATTATAGATTTAAAAATCACTCTTTTTACCATAATAAACCCAATCGATCACTTTTCTATTGATTTCATCGACTTTCATGTAAT